ATACCTTATTGCCATACTTACTGAGATTGATTAGCGTGCCCGTCTCTGGATCAACCGCCCACCAACTACCATCACGATAGCCGACTATGAGTACCCAGTGCTGGTCAAGCGCACCTCCTGCGTAGAAGTCAACAAGCCCTAATACTGGTCGCTTGCTATTTAAGATTTTCCGCGCCTGTGCTTCCCAACCTTCACCGTTCCAGTACCAGGTGTAGTCAGTAAGATCTCGTTGAATCTGCGAGAACAACACGCCAGGGTATTTCCAGTACATATTGGCGTACTTGATACCGCCTACATAGTTGTACTGATAGCCGCCCTTCAAACCGAGCAGGTTGTTATAACGTTTGGGGTCTGTATCTACGCCCAGATAATCCAGATAATTCGCAACATTTGTAACCAAGCAACCCTGATGTTTCATCAGCACACCGCTTGAGCCCATACGGTCATTGCCCCATCGTGGGTCGTGCTGCGACCAGAGCTTTACTTTCAGCAAGCCGTTCCAGTCGTCTTTGACTGGTTCTGGCTCCGGCACGGTTACAATCGGCAGGTAGACGTTATGCGTTCCACGCCCAAAGTAAGCATCGAGTTCTTCCTTTGTACCATTGAATCTATTTTGGTCTACGTAGTACGAGCCAACCCCAACCTCTCGCCCCTTGCCTTTTTCGCAAGTCTGATGGAATAGCCATTTGTTCACACCTGTTGGCAATATCGGTGGAGGCGGCATTTCTGGCGTGTAAAGCGGATACGGAAGTGCTGTCCGATAATAAGCCAACCACCAGTCGGCGTTGATAAGTCGTGGGTCGGTCAAAAGCATGTTGTAATTCACCCAGCTTGCGCGAGAGTAAAGTATTGGGTATCTGCCAGTCACTTCCTTGATGCGTTCCATCATAACGAGTACCCGTCTCGATACTTCTGCCTTTGACAATCCATGTCCTGACTTCTCAAGGTCAAGCACCAGCCGGTCATACTTCCAGTCCACGCCAGCTTGTGTGACAATATCAATCAGGTGGTTAGCCTGTCGCAAGGGGTCGTCTGACAACCAGATGTAAGAGTACGCTCCCCGATTGTGCCCTACTAAGCCAGTCCAGTTTGCGTAAAACTTTGGGTCTGTGTAACCCCAAGATTCAGTCGCTTTCACAAACACAAACGCAGTGTTCGCTTTTATTTTGGCAAAGTCGTTCACGCCCTGGTGTTTACTGATATCAATTCCAAATGGTAGTGTCATTTTGCTCCTATGCTATCTCGTAGAACCCAGTTATTCTAATCCTCTTTGCTCCCGAAGCAGTCCATGCACCTGTTGACATATCTTTAACTGCATATAGAGTTCCAGAATTTTCACCTATGGACCACCTTCCTGGTGTGGCACTCGCAACTCCATTGTCTACCTGATAAGCATTTGTGCCTCCCCAAACTGGATCACCTGCTCCAGAGTAAGAAGTAAAAGGCATTGTAATGGTTATATTAGCAGAGGAATTGGACGTTCCGCTGATATCCACTGTAAAGAAACAGGTCTTACCAATCAGCTTGTATCTGGCTGTGTTGACGGTATAACCTGCTGCCCAACCTGTGACAGTCGGTGTCCAATCGCTCCAAACGCCAGCCGGACGCTCCCACACCCGCAACCGCTCAACCTCACGCTCTATCCGTTTCAGCCGCTCTATCAACTTCTCTTCAAAGTTCATAACTCACCTTCCAGTTTGATATCCAATTGTTCGCCCCCGTCCTGATCAACCCTTACCCTAACCGCCTTGACGTGACAGTCAACGTGATAGCCAAAAGCTTGAGCGGTAACGATATCCCCGAACTGATAATGCACACCAAACTGCATTCCGGGCGTGTCTAATAACCTGCCTGTCAATATCTGCTTTGGCTTATGATCATTCAATACTTCATCACCGTCAGCTTGTAAAGCAGCTGTACTATCATTATCTCGACTATCTTTGAAATATTCCCGCCGGTTCCACTTGCTTGAGCCTATTCTGCTGGTGTTATAGCGTTCTACTGTTAATCTGGCATTCTCTTCGCCTTTACCAGCCACAAGCACCCAATTACGTTCATCAGAATGAAAAGTGCCAAAAGAAGCTTCGGCTAAATTGCCATATTGCTTGCCTACCAAGCGTGGATCTCCAGAAGTGCGACTGTGGTCAGTACCGCGCTGCCCAGCATAAGTTCTGAACTGAAATGTGGCTGGAGCGGTTCTAACCACATCAAAAGCCAAGTAAACGCCATTCTCATTAGCCACATCAGCTAACTCCTGAAGTACAGTAAAAACGTTCCTATAAGCAAACGCTTTTGTAACGGATGCCCCGCCTGCCCCCACGTCATTCTGAACGCTTAGTTTTCTCCGCTCAACCGCTGCTAAATCACCTAACTGCTCTCTAACGATAGCCTTCATCATGTCATCAGGCTTACCCGTCTTTTCAGCTTGTGCGCTGCCAGCATAAGCCCAAACGATAGCTGTGTCCAGCAGCCAGTTCGCATCGGTGGCGAAAAGCTGTATATATTCCCTGCCCTCTCGGTCTGTGTAGAACTGCCAGTCCTGCAGAAAATAAGCGGTGTCATTCTGCAATTCCAGCGAGCCGTGCTTTTCCCGCCATATCTCGAACAGCTGCCCTACTGCAAAATCCTCATAGCGCATAAGCTGACGGGGAATTGTCAATATCATACTTCCTATGGTGTTCTCAGTGCGCACATACTCAAGAGAGGTAAAGGCCTGAATGACCCCCATCTTTACACCAGCATCGGTATACCAGTCGACTTGGTATCTCATAGCAGCGCTCCGTCAATGCCCCAGAATCTCGGCTTCCAAGCAATCCAGGCATTTGTGGCTGCGGTTGTGGTCGATTTGTCCATAAAAACACTAATCGTATTATATCCGGGCTTCAGATAGAAGTTGCCATAGTCACTACCAGCGTTCACATACCGCAAGACGCTACCACGCCCATCCCAAGAGGAAGTAAACTTCAAATTCAATGGATCAAAATTAAAGCTAATCACTTCACCCGCTAAAAGCGTCAAATCGTTGAAAGCAATTTGCGCTCCCGTAGAGTAATTTGTTATTGAGTAGAGATTTCCGGGACCTATAATAATCATACGTGGGTATGTGTCTGCCGAACCGCTGGAAACATTGATGTCAATTGCTGTATTACTTGAGATGGCATTTTCTCCAGATGCTGTTGTTGAAAATGCACCACCTAAATAGAGCGAGCCATCAGAGGCTTCACAAATTGCATTAGTCTCACCAACTCCGGGCAAATCTATGTCCAGCCGTTGATATGCGCCTTGTACTGACTTAACGATTTTATCTGCGACCTTCATATATCCAGCTGCCGTAAAAGCGCCTGATATATAAATATCACCATTGGAAGCGCAATAAACGTCAGTAACATAGTTATTCACTCCGCCCGCCATCAATGCTCCCCAATTATTCCCACGCCATGCCGCTACATAATCAGCATTGGAGTCACCACCAGCATTAGTGAAATCCCCGCCAATAATAATTGTGCCATTAGGGTTAATGTCAATTGTTCGAACGCTGCCATTCAACCCAGTTGCGCCTAAATCCTCAAAGGATTGCAGCGCTGCATTTACTCCATCCCAATAGCATATCCAATCACCACCATCATCTTTGGCATTTCCAAAATTCCCACCAATAATTAAGTGTCCATTAGGATGAAATTTCAGCGCATTTACCCTTACTACGGCAGCAGTACTCCCCCATGTGCAAAAATCATCCCAAACAGTCCCGTTCCAATAAGCAAGATATTTACAATTTGCATTTCCGCTTGCGCTTGTAAATTCCCCGCCGATATAAATCGTTCCGTTCGGCGAAATTTCTATTGCCCATACGATATAGTTAATTCCACTCCCTAATGCACGCCACGTGTTAGTAGACACAGTATATTTGGCGAAATAATCTGCATTAGCTATTCCAGCAAGGTTAGTAAAATTACCTCCTACATACAAATCCCCGTTAGCGTCAAAAGCCATAGTGTAGATAGAATTTATCGTTGCCCCTGTCACAGGATTACCAACTGCTTGCCATACTTGATTAGCTTTGCTCCAGCGAGCAATGCATTTCGTATTAGCTACCCCACCTGCACTTGTAAATAACCCACAGATGTATATATCGCCATTAGGAGCTTCCTTTATATCACTAATGCTACCGTTTACTCCCGCCAAAGGATTTACATAACTGGAACCAGTCCACTCGCACCAGCGCCCTTCTGGGTCACGCCTCACGATATAATCAGCAGCAAATTCTGCATACAGGTCAAGCTCGCCACCTTCTCGATAAGCGCCGTCTACAAGCCCGCTCGGAATTGCGAAATTTAGCACCGCCCGTTGGTGGCTCGGCAAGTCAGGCGTATCGGTCAAAGTAGCAGGCAAAGGAATACAAATAATATCTATAGGATTAGTGGCTTCATAGCCATTGTCATCAAAGCCTTGATACCTCACAACCATTTCACCTTCGAACAGGTCAGGTCGGATGGCGTCAATAATTGCCTTGCGGTTAGCTTCGATTTCACCCAGCGTATCGCCGATGAAGTCCACTATAATGCTAAATTGCCTTGATTTGCGGATGTGTCCCTGATATAGATCACCTCCAGAAGTCATCTTAGTTAATATCTGATTCCAGTCGCCATGACCCAAACCTGTGACCTGAACAAGTTGGCAATAGTCTTCTAAATCCAGCAGATCGCCCCCAGTTTTACAATCCGCCACTCTAAGTGAAGCGCTCTTTTTAGGCTCGCCTTCCCAAGAGTAACCATCGCCTTCCCAGCCACTAATGAAAGTGGTAGCTTTATCCGTTTGCTCGAATTGAACGCCGTCAACATAGAATGGCAAAGTAGAACTAACCGCATCTCTGGTAACTTGCACTCTGTAATTAGTTACACTTTCAGTTGCTGATAAAGTAACCTCCATCCTTTGCCAATAGCCAGTGGCGGTAAAAGTTTTAGTTGCTCTGGCTGTACCCGTAGAAGTGGCAATAACAATGCGCATCGGTTGCCCCGCCACGCCTTTTACATCACAGCTAAAGGTATATTTAAGACCATTTGTAACTTTCAACCCGCGATTGTAATAAGCTGTTCCAGCCACTCCACTTACAGGCGTTACTTTCATAGAATAAGCATTGCGCCGTGTTTCATCTCCAGAGAGAGAAAGCGAGGCATTAGTACCCGTCCAGTAGGTTACGCCTTCAGGTGGGTCAAAGCGCGGATTCCAAAGCTCATTTCTGCCCGCCTTCGGCTTGACGATCCAGAATTTCTTTTGTGTCAATACAGGTGCTGTCATGCCCATGCCTCCATTAATTCAAACGCTGTCCTAACGTCCGCCGGGTTGTTGCTCGTCGGCATAGTCAGGTTGTAGACGTTCCCGCCTTGTTTATTACCCGTTATCCCGCTTAGCGCTTTTGCAACCGCCTTGCCAATCCTTTCAGGATCAATCGCCGATTCCCCACTATAAAGTGCGCGCGCAAGTGCACGTTCTGCATCCGCCCGGCTCAACACAAACCCATCGGCGCTTGGCACGAATACCTCGCCCCGATAGCCGTACTCCTGCCAGTTGTATTGTTGCCCGGCTGTGACTGGACCGCCTACGGCTTGATTCATACCTTGACTCGGGAGGTAAGTGATCGTGCCGTATTTTGTGGGTGGTCTGTAACCGTCAACAGCTGAAGTGTCGAGGTCTACGTTAACTGTCAGTGACTTGGGTTTGAACTTGCGCATTTCGATTTCTGCAAGAACGGCAAGCACTTCTTCGGAGTTTGTCGTAACTTCCAGATTTTTCCCCTCTGGTAGATTCTCAATGTTATCTGCCAAATCAGCAACCAACAGGTTGTATTGTCGTTGCGTAATAACTCCAGCCGCCAGCAAGTCTTGATAGAAATTGACCTGTTCAGTTGCGGCAACGGTGTTTTGATCAACCAGCCCCATTGCGCGCGCAAGCGCGAGCGCACCTTCTTCACTTAATCCTTCAGACGCAATTTTGAATAGCAGTGATTCCGAATAAGCACGCATTGCTGCGTCTGCATTGTTAGTCGCATCGGCAACCGATTGAATAGCAGGCGCTCCAGATTCCGCTGCCGCTTGTGCTGCTGCCATCCCAGCGGCGCTATCATAGTTCGCGTCTGCCCAGTTTTGAGTACCGCCCTTAGCAATTTCCACTTGACCAGAATAGTACTCGAGAAGCGCGTTAAATTCGTCCATTTTGCTTAGGTCGAGAACCCCGTTTGGACCCGTCAATTTGTAAAACTCTTGTCTAAGTGCTGTAGAAGGTATTAGCGCGGCATCCATACTTTCGACAAGGTTTTCAAATGCAAGATCGGCTTGCGCGATCGTGCCCTGTTCAGAAAAGTAGCCGGCGATTCCTTCCAGCGCTGGTTCAAGCGTGTCAAGCAGGTTCGCCTTTGCCGCGTCACCGATATTTTTAATTCCAGCTTCCAATAACTTGAAGCTGCCAACAGCACTATCCGCTACGCTTCCAACTTTGCCAATTTGTTCTTCAGCCTGTTGCAAAAACGCTTCTGTAAACGCATCATTCGCGCTCAACCCGCTCTCTTCAAGTGCCTTTACTTTTTCGTCAAAACCAGCCACGCTCACGCCCAGAGCGTCAAAGCGCATGGTAGTTTGATTAGTCAATGTCAGCACGAGTTGGTTCATGTTCATGCCCAACTCACCTGCCACAGTCGCAAGCCTTACAGCTTCGTCGTGAGTTTTAGCCAAACCCAGCGCCATCATCTGCCCTGCGCTTTCGACAAGTTCAGCATCACTTACAAGCCCGGAAGTAGCATCTCGTAAATCAACTAAAAGAGCGTGAGAAGTAGTACCAATTGAATCTGTAAGCGCGTCAAATTTATCTCTGGCGTAGTCTAATTCAGCGCCTTCTCTCGCGGTTTCATAAACCTCTTTCATCGCAGCACTAACAGCTACAACAGCGCCAGTAACAAGCGCTGCCTTGCCTATCAAGCCACTTAATCTGTCACCAAAACCTTCAACGGCGGTTCCGCCTTTTTCGCCAGCATCTTTTACGCCGGTTATATCCTGCTTGACCTTATTCAGATCACCGCTGGCTTTATTCAGCGCGCTAATCACAATTTGTAGGTTAGCCATACTTCGTCCTCAATTTCTCGACCTGACTCACAATATTCCACATATCCTCATGCTCGCGTTTCCACTTTGCCGTTTCGCCGGGTCTATTCCCTTCTTGCTGATAGACCTTGAATGTTTGATACACGTTATTGACCTGCCGCATTTTCCGCAATAAGCCCGCCGGTTGGTCCATTACGCCGCCGCTGTAAGGCAATGCGCGGTATTCTTCGCATTCAAGCGCGAGCTCAAGCAATCGCGGCATTTCACCTTTTCCAGCCGCAAAGTCGGCGGCGGCTATCAGGATAAAGGGTCAAGGTGCATTGCCTCGCTAAATAGTTTGGCAATACAATCAGCCAGCCAGATAATATGTCCTGGATTCGCGTTATCCACGTCTTCCAACGTCCACTTCGGCTCAAGCAGAAACTCCTGCTTCACAGCCGCCCTAACGCTATCCCCACGCCACACCGACAACGGCTGATTTTCCTTGCCCTTCATGTCGAGGTGAAAATCCTCCAGCATCTTTTGAGTCAATTCCTTCAGAACGCACTTGCCGAACTTCTTATGTTCAAATTCCATGTTAGCCCTTAGACAGTCTGCAAATTAGATGTAGTCTGAATAGTCAGCCAGTTGGTCAGTTTCGGGTTGTAAACGCCGTCCAACACCAGATCGTAGGCCATCAAACCGTTCTTATCCTGGAATAGCTCAGGCGCTTGCATTGTGTGTCCTGCAAAGGTCAACACCATCTCACGCAAAGTCTTGGCAGAACCAACTGTGTATTTGATCTTGACTTGCTTTTCCAGAATTGTGTTGGCAGCCGCAAGCATGGCAATCAAATAATCATCAGTCGAATCGTTGAGTTCCAAACTGAGTTTCAACTGCCCGCTCCACTTGTTATCGTAAGACGCGGACGGCGTGCATTCGCCCAGGAAATTGTGATACTCCCGGTTAGCATTGACGCTCAATTCCCAACTGAACGCGCTCGAAGCCAGCGGAGCGAAAGTGACGCCATCCCAAGTTTCAATCGCAACCGAAGCCATACAGCCGGTCATGCGCGTGCCGGTGGTCAAGTCAGGCAATGTAGCCAGCGTGCCAGCAACCACTTTGCCGCCCATCAATGACGCGCCCACACTCACACCGGAGTTGGCAGCGCCGCTAAGCGTCAGGCTCGTGACGCTTGCATCCTGCATCTGCCAGACTCCACCAGTCTGCCCGAATTGCAAGGTCGCAAAGTGTGGTGTGACAGCGGTTGTGGTCGGCGCGGCGTAATCCCGAACATACGGACCAGCACCGGTCGGAGTTGCGTCCGTGCCAAACAGCATTTCCAGCCAATAGTTCAGCTCTTCAAAGTCGCAGTCACTAGTTTCAGCAGTTGCGCTGGATAGATAGCGGTCAAGCGCGGTCTGGTGTGTCGGAGCCATTGTGCCCCGCAATTGGTCAAGCGCACGGGTTTCGAGCTCCGGGCGCAATTTGAAGCTGGACACGTTCTGCAGCTTGCGGGTTGCCGTTCCGTTTGCCGTGCCGAAAGCTGACTGCCAGCCAAGTTGTAATACATTGTGTGCGTTAAGCATCTTTTACCTCTTCTTTTTGTTTTTCTAACTTATACATGCCCGCTTTGAGCGCGGCTTTCGTCAGCTCCTTCGGGAACTGTTTCCACTCATCCACGCTCAAATCGCGCGCTGGCAGTCCCACAAAGTAGCCGTCACCCTGATAAATATAAAAATCAGCCACTGACTACCTCTCTAATCTGTAACCGGCAAAGTACACCGGAATAAAACTTCCCTGACCCTCTCGGCCACTCATATTCGCCCGGCGTGATTCCAATTGCCTCAAGTGTCGAATTTTGAGACGGACACTTTCCCCACGCTCTCATTGCATCCAGATATTTGCCGGAATAATCTATCAACTTGGGCGCAAACTCACGCAAGCCCAAGCCCTGCTCGGAAGGCTGCCATAACATCAGGTCGGTTATCTGCCAGACAATCGCCATAGCAGTCCCAATCGCAATGTGCGTTCCATCGCGTCCGTCACCCGGTTCACTTGATACAGGCAATAATAGCCGGCAAGGCAATTGCGCTGTGGTAACAGATTCCGGTAATTCTTCAAGCCCGTAAACGTAAGGAGTAACGCCATTGCTCAAACTCACTTCGAGCGCAGCGAGCGAATCGTAGATGTCCGTGATCTCGCTCATGCAACCCTCCGTTTGTATCTGTCTAACAGCCTCGTGACATCCACCGGTAAGTTGGTCGGCATAATAGTGACACCGTCACCCGTTATCATCGGTCTGTCAATGTCTGCCGAGTTGTCCTTCTGCCGGTATAAGAAAGCCGCCAGCCTAACGCAAGCGTGCTGAATGTCTAATGGCGGTGTGGCAGAATAACCCCACGTGCCGGCAACACTTATCTCACTATCCCCGTTAGTGAAGTTCCACGATTGCGACTCGTCCAAACGGATAAGCCACTTCGGGCTGTCATTGCGCGGGAATAATCGGTAATCGCTTGACGCGACCTCTACACCGTCACCATTGGTTAGTTTCGTTACAGTCAGCAAGTCGTAACCCCACAAATTCAAGTCACTCCCATTAGTGAAAGAATCGTCAAAAAACTTTGTGGCGGTAGTAGCCTCAAAACTCCGCCCGGTGTAAGCGTCAATTAACCCCTCTGCGCGTTCAATAAGGTCTTCCAGCAAGTTGTCATCAACAACCGTGCCGGATATGCCCAAATACTCTTTGACTTGCGCCGCTGTCACATATGCCATTATTTCACCGCTTTCGTCGCTCGACCTTTAGGCTTTGCAACCACCTTCACAGCCGGCTTGTCTTCAATAATGGACAAGAACCCAGCCCTTGATTTTTCGAGAGCCTCTTCTTCCGGGAAGTCATAGGTTTCACCTTCCTTGAAGCGCAGGCTTCTTCCGTCCAGCGTATACCTGAACGGTCTGTGTATATAAACTTTCACATTGTTCAACTCTTCACCTCTTTCGTCCGGCCATAGGATAGACCCATCCGGTTTTATGTGCCCGCAAGGCACGCCAAAATGAGCTTTCATTACAATCCCAAGCCGCATACAATCAGCCGCGAATTGCATATCAGGTGATGGGTGCCCACCCGCCTCAAAACGCCTCATTTCTACTTGCTCCAGCACTTCCCTTTTGATAAGCGTGCACCCAAAGCCTAACCCACTGCATTCTGTGATAACAGCGCGTCTCGCTCTTTCACGCAATTCAGGGAAGTAGTCCAGGCTTCTATTCGGCCAGCGAGCCTTTTTGCCAACTGGTCGGTAGACGTTTAGCACCGCGGGATTTTGCCGGAATCTATAAACGCCATAAGCAACACCGGCATCAACTTCCAGCAACTTTGCCAGCGCGTCTTCAGGAATAATCATGTCGTGCTCAACTGTGAACAGATAGTCAAAATTCTCTTCAAGCGTGATCCGGCGTGCTAACTGATATTGATGTAAAGTATTCTCATGGTCGCCGCGTCTGTCACCTGTTCTGGCTCGGATGTTATTGTCCGAAATCTTGACAGTCAATTCGACGCCTTCAGGCCGGATCAGGTTATCGATGCTATCAAGCGTTTCCTGCCTGATAGCCAAAACGCCTGCTGCACTCCAAGTCGGACAGAATAACAGTATTTTCATCGCTCGTATTTATGCCCTTCCAACCTAAAAATGGCGAGCTTGTTGTCAAAGAATGTCTGGTCGATAAAATCGGCAGACGCGCCGGAAGCCACGACATAAATGTCATGCCCCTTGTGAATGTCTTTCAATTTCCCGATTGGTTTCACGGCGCGTCTACTTTGTCAGCTATCCGTTAGGCGGATGCTTGAGTTGCATATTGGAACGCCTCTGACTGCAGTACGCCGCAACCGAAGCGATAGCTGACAAGAATGCCAACCTGCCCGGTTCCAGCGTAAAGTTCATTCAGCCGGCGAATTCTCAAGCCGCGATTAGTTACGAATCCCATGTAGTTGAAGTTGCCAAATAGCAAGGAGTCGTAGGATGCTGTCGAGTAAGACTGAACATTCGAGTTCAAAACGACTGGATAACCTTCCAGCGTTGGACCATCCACAGTGCCGCTCAAGCGAGCCACACCATCGGTGAACTGGAATGGGTTGCCGGTCAAGCCTTTCAAATAGAACCAAGTTGCAGGGTTCATTACCCAGACTGCCCCATTGTGATATGGTGATCCAAGCTTTCCCATCAATTCAGGAATTTCAGCTGCGGCGATAGTTACATCATCATCCAGCGTCAAAGCGGCTGTACCGCCGGTAAATGCGCCTTCAGGCTCTGTAGTACCGGCTCCGATCAATGCATAGTAGTTTTCGGTGTCAGCCAGAGCGCGCCCGATAGCGTTGTTCAGGAACATTTCAAGTCCGCTGTTTTCGTCTTCCAGCACTTCTTCCGAAACCTTGATTAGCTTCTTGAAGTTGTAGACGGTGACAGGTACCTGCCCGAACGCGGGTTCATCTTCAGCAGGGCTGATGTCGCCTTCTTCAGCAACAATTGTGAACTTGCTCAAGCTGGTTGCTTCAGCCGGAAAATTGTACTTGTCGCGGTTGGTATTGACACGGAGTAAGCCAAGTCGGCTGATTAATGATTCTTCATCGCGCCGTGCGATAATTTTTCCGTATTCGTCATCAGGGACAAGGTAACCGCCCTGGGCAGCATCTTTCTCATTCAATGGGTTTACATTGGTCTTGATTGCCTTGCGCAAGTCGGATGTTTCACCGGTCTTGAGATAGTGCCAATAGGCTTTGGTATAATCAACCTCGCCTAAACTTCCTATAACAGCCGGTGCTTTCACAGTCGGTGATCCTTTCTCTTCGCCACGTTCCGCTTTCAAATCTTCGATGATTGACTTTTTCAAGGCCTCAACATCGATAGTTGGCTGTTCTACAGCCTTTACTTCTTCGACGATTTTCTCTTCGTCCATTTTTTCCTCCAATAGGTTTTCAGTTTTGATTGTTTCTTGCGATTCAACCAGCTCTTCAACCGCATCCACCGCTGATTCTTCAGCCTCCGGGATCGCCTCCGTGATTAGCTCGGCTTTCGCTTCGATTGAGGCTTTAGCCTCTTCGATTACGGCAAAGTCATTTGCCGGTTTTCGCCATTCATTGATGTCAAATAATGCCAGTTCGCCAACAGGCCAATTTGTAATAATGCCTCCATCCGCTTTGCGTACAAGATGATTCACCGCGCCGGAAGATGCTCGCAAGTTGTCAATGCCCGCGTCCACCAGCCGTTTGGCAAGCGGCTCTTCCAAATCAAGCGCCGGCTCAAACCAATGCCCGCGTTCGTCATCGCCGGTGTATTCAGCCCTGCCGATCAACGCCGGTTGCGCCTGCATCTTGCCCGGCTCGTCTGGCTCAAAGCCGTGATAGTAGGTCAAGTTGACAAAGTCGCCCACCTTCAGCCAGATATCTGTGTCAGCTGAAAATGCCTCGCCGTCCAAGTCGCGCCCTTTCACCGGTCCACCGTAAGGAATACCCAGAACGCGCCAGTCCATAGGCGTATATTCTGCATCCGCCTTCATTCGCTTTTCAGCAACGCCGTTCCGCTCAACTATCGTGTTTGGAACTTGTATTTTCACCCTGTAGGCTTGTGTTTCCTTAAACATTTCTCAACTCCTCTTCAATTGCTTTCATAATGCGCTGCTTGATCTTCGGCGCGTACTTCTTTTCAGCCGCTTCAATGGTCAACCAGCCGCTTCTTCTATGTCCATAAGTCTGGTTATCGCCTTGCACCAATGGCGCATATCCGATGTAGTTGCTGATCGTGACCGTCATCCCGCCATCCCCTAAATAACGAGTCCAATGCTTACGCAAGTCACCGCTCCGCCTATAAGGTACGCTTATTTCGCCTGCCTTCATTTTGGCAAAGAACGCCCGCCTGACTTTCGGATTGCTCTTGATGAGCGGGTTAGGCGTGTAAGTCTTGCGCGGATAATGCTTCAGCTTGCCAGCCAGCATCGTACCTTCCTGACTCACAGCCGCCTTTACCTTATTGAACTGCTGAACGGTAGTCAATTTGCCTATCAATTCAGTTGCGCCTTCAATACGGATTTCCATTAAGCCACACCTTCCGGCCACTCCCAGGCGACCCCACATCTGCATCTTGGATGCGCGGGTGGAAATTGCCCGTCTGTGATAGGCTTCTCATTCTTTGGCCCGCAAATAACACAAACCCTGTCATCGTTTGCAGTAAGCCAAATCGGAATCATCTCACGCCCGGTTTCTTTTACAAGTTCTTCAACGTAAGCGCGCTCCCCTTCAACTGCTGCCCTTGTCGTCTCGGTCACAGCTATCATGTCAGCTCTAATTGCGCCGAAGTGCTGCTCAAGCCGAGCCGCTAATTCCTTCGATGTCAGTCCTTCTTCAAAATAGCCCGGAATATTATTTCGTAACAAATCTTCAAGAGCCCTTCGTGTTGTGCCTTGCATACCAGTCACCAGATCGTAGGTGTAAGTGCGAGCCCAATCAGCGGCAACCGCGTTGAAGTGTGACCAGTCGGCGCCAATGCCGACGAATCCCATCATCGAGTTAGCCTGTGAAATAAACGTGTCAACCAGAATAGGCTCAACGTCCCTCTGGATGTCCTTCCATCCGCTCTGCCAATATTCGTAAGGCACTTTGCTCAAATCAGGCGGATCGCCCAGCAAGTCGAGTAACTTCTTCATTTCGGCTCGCAAGCCCTTTGAAAGCACGCGTGCTAATCTGCGTTCTAACTCGTCACGATTCAGAACATCCATTACGGATAACCCCTCCAGGCAATAACCGAGTCGAATATGTGTTTGACTTCTTCAGCCGTCTTTGCGCCTTCCAACGCTCCACTTATCGCCCCGTGCAAACTTGGCTCGATGATGCTCGTCTCGAATTCGCGCAATTCCTTGCCTTCCTTGACACGCTTTTCAGCAAACTTCTGCCACTTGCGCAATTCAGTTGTACGCTCGTCAACGGGCGTTTCGTCAATACGGTCATCCAATTGCTCTCGATGTTCTTCTAACATTGATAACTGCTCTTCGGTTAACTTATAGCCAGCCAGTTGCAATGAAACTTCAATCGGCAAGCCTGCAGTAGTAAGTTTGTTCAATAATTCCGCCCGGGCGTTTTCGTCTTCCTGAAATATATCCATCTCGTTGAACCGGAATTCCAGCCGCAAACCGTCACGCGCTAATAATTGCTCATTCAATGCGTCTTCAAATAATCGCGCTCTCGGTTTGATTGTGTCTTCGTAGAATGCCAGACGGTCTTCTTGTGCGGTCGCATAGTTAGCCGCTTCTGAATCCAATAAAGTCTGCTTGATACCAAACGCCATTGCGATATTATCTTTCGCCATTTCGCTTATTTCAGGGAACGATAAGTCTTTCAACGGTGGTGTCAACGTGACCGGCGTGACAGAGCCGCTTCTAACGCCCAGCACCCGGAACGCGTTCTTGATCGCCGTAGCAGACCGCCTGAACCAGTTTTGAATCCGCTCAATTTCGTTGCGGTCGTTGGAATCAATGCCCAACAACGTGACCGGCATAGCACCACCCTCAAAGTACATCTCAGGAAACTTGCTTATCGCGTACAACAACTTCGCGTCAATGTTCGATGCTTTGGCCGCGCCGATGCCCGGATTCGTGTCTTGAGTCGGATCAAACTCGCGGATGTAAACCATCTCGTACTTGCCGGCTTCTGGCTCGTTGTACCAGACTGCCCCGCTTGAGTTCTGCTTGAATTCGTACACGCCTTTGGTGTACTTGACATTCATGTCAAACGGATTGCGGTACTTGATGTCTTTGCGGAAGCCTGACTTGTTCGTGACGATCTCACCGTAAGCCGCGCCTGCCAGAAGGTTTGACGCTTCCCATTGCCAAATCAGGTTGCCTAACTTGGTCGGATAAGGCCAGTCCGCTTCGTTTTCTTTACCCTTCATAATCGCAACTGGCACGCTTGAGATAGCATCGCATCGCAATTGCACCGCCCGGAACAGGAGCGGAACGTACTTGTACAACGTGGCAACGGAATCAGGAACGCCGTCCGATGTCAGGAGGTCTACCCAGCCGGGTACACTCGTTATTGCCTTCACACTATCAGTCAACTTGACCTCCCTTAATCCATCCACAATATGATTCCTCTATCACTTACAGCATTCCACGCGAACGCTAAACTCATGACCGTGTCGTCGTGCATTCCATTAGGCGCGCTGTAACTGAATGACCCGCTTGCATTGCGCTTGCTCTCAAAACTCAACAGCTCGCCAATCAGCACCGGATCGTCTAAGACTAAAATCTGCCCATTTTCAAAGGCTGACTGTAAGTTCTGGATAATTCCTTGTTTAGTAGCAGAAGTCGTCAAAAATGGTACAATATTCAAGCCTCGTGCCACAAGCTCGTCAATAACAGGTCTGCCAATGCTGTTGCTCTCAACTATCATGGAGCTAAGGTTATATCGCTTGTAAACCGACTCAAGTCTGCTAATCAGCACTGGATAATCCACACGGTTGAACCTATCCATGTAGACCATGCTGCGCGCTTCCACGTCCATCACGCTTACAACCGTATAGTCTACGCTCGAAGCCACGTCTACGCCGGCAATGTACTGCCTGCCTGCTTGCGGCTCTTGCGGCTTCAACGTCGCTGCTTCCTGCACGCGCCTGAACACTCCGCCTGAATCATCAATAAACTCTGCCAAGTATTCCTGTCTGAATATGATTTCTGGTAAGTCCCGCTTTGCCGCTTCAATTTCGCTTGCATCAATGTAAGGGTTTGAACTGGTAGGAAACGTCCATGACTGCCAACCCGTCTCTCCCATTGTGCCACGCTGATATAATTCCCAGAAAAAGTTACGCCCTTTCGGAGTAGAAATAAATAACGCCCTGCCAAGCCGGTCTGATAGCGAAGGTCTGATCGCCTCCGTCCACGCCTCTTTTTGCATAAACGCGCATTCATCCATTACTACAAAGTCCAACCCTTCACCGCGTAAGCTGTCTGGATTATCCGCCGATCTGATTGCCACAAGCCCGCCGCCAGGCAATATAACCATTCGGTCTGCAAGGCGGATCTCCGCATTCGGTATCTTGCGCACAATTTGCCGCAAAGGTCTCCAGCCAACTTCACTGGTCTTGTAACTTGGACTTACCCACCACGCGCGCCCGCCTTGCGCTGCCACATCCAAGCATTCATTCACACCCAAGCGCGTCTTGCCCCACCTGCGCCCAGCACTCAGCACCTTGAAGCGCGCATCTGAATTATGCACCTCAAGTTGCCCTGCATGCGGTTTAGCGTTAATCTTGGTTGTTATCAATGCTATCCCAATCTACAATAATCGCCCCGCCATTAGCACCCGTGACTTCCTGCCGCTCAACGTAGCCTCGATGCTTGCCGATGGTCTTGAGCGTGAAGATGATTGCCGTAATGTTGCCCTCTTGTACCTGCTTGAATAGCTGGTTCTCTGCGAAGTC